GGTTGCAAGACCTAGCGCAAAAAAACGGGGCTGGGCCTTGAGGCAATCTTGCCGGAAAGCGACACGATGACACAGGACGCACTCGCTCGAGCGCTCAAGATCACGCGGCCGACGCTGCGCGAATGGCAGAAGCGCGACGACTGGCCGACCGGGGCGACCGTCGAGCAGCTGATTGCGTGGCGCGACGAGCGCGGGCTCGGTCGAATCAAGGACGGAAGCCTGGGCGCGCTGAAGGCCGAGTTGATGCGGCGCGACATCGAGCTTCGCGATCTAAAGCTGGGCCGCGAACGCGGCAACGTGGTCGAGCGCGAGGTCGTGCAGGATATGCTCCAGCTTCTTTCCCAGAAGCTCGACTTGCTGCTGCGGCTCAAGCTCGAGGTCGAGCTCGGCCCGCGAGTCGCCGGCAAGTCGGCCGCGGAGGCGAACGTCGAAGGCGGGCTGATCTTGGACGAGATCCGCGAGGTGATCGCGGGGAACCTTGCGCGCTTCGAGACGGAGGCGATCAAGAAGAGCGCGACCGAGGAATGAGCGCCGAGCAACTCCTCGCCGGCTTCCGCCTACCGCGACCGGACCGGTCGCCGATCTACGACTGGGCGCGCCGGCACGTTCAGCTGCCGGAATCCTACGCGACGCCGGGGCCGTTCAACGTGCGGCTCTCGCCTTGGCTCGTGCCGATCTTCGACGCACTCCAAAACCCGCTGGTTCGGCGCGTTCACTTTCGCAAGGCCGTGCAGATCGGCGGCACGCTGGTCGCCGACGTCTGGCTGCCGTGGATCATCGCGAACGATCCCGGCCCGATTAGCTGGACGATGCAGACCGACGAGATGGTGGAGAAGCACGCGAAAACGCGCCTCTGGCCGCTGCTCGAGCGCTGCCGGCCGGTGGCTGCGCTATTGCCGAAGCCGGGGCCGCACCGCACGACGACCGAGATCTTCTTTGGCGGATTCTTCGTCACGCTCAACGCGGCCAACCTTTCGACGCAGCAGAGCCAGTCGATCCGCTACAAGATCAACGACGAGCTTTGGCTTCCGCGCTGGCAGGAGATCTACGGCCACGCCGTGGCGCGCGTCTCCAAGTTCGAGGAGGTCGGGCGCTCGAAGATCTACAACGCAAGCCAAGCGCCGGTGATGGACGCGGAAACTGGCAACGTCGAGGACACGAGCTTCCGCTCTGGAGACCAGGGCGAGTGGCACGCCGAGTGCCAAGGCTGCCGCAAGATCCTTCCGGTCGCGTTCGAGGTTCTGAGCAAGGAGCAGCGCGGCGGCGTGATCTGGGACCGAGCCGCGCGCCGCGATGACGAGACGTGGGACGTGGGGCGCGCGGTCGAGACGTGCCGTTTCCGATGCATCGCGTGCGGCCACGAGTCCGCGGACAGCGATGCGACCCGCGCCGGCTGGGCGAAGACTGGGCGCTTCGTGCCGATGAATCCTGCGGCGCCGCGGGAGGTGCGGTCGTTCCGGCTCGAGGCAATCGTCACGCGGCCGATGCGGCTCCTCGTCGAAGAGTTCCTCCAGGCCGAAAACCAGCTGGTCCGCACGGGCGACGAGCAGGCTAAGATTGAGTTTAGGACTAAGCGGCAGGCGCTGCCGTGGATCGTGGAGAAGAAAGCGGTGAACGTGCTGCTCAAGGACTCGGGCTACAAGCTGGCCGACTACGCGCAAGGCGAGTCGATCCCCGACGAGGCGATCCGCTTTATGGCGATCGACCGGCAGCAGGACCACTTCTGGGTCGAGGTCGGCGCGTTCAGCACGGCGCAGGGGCCGCGCTATCGTCAGCTGTGGTTCGGCCGCATCGACACGCGGGACCAACTGCGCGCGCTCCAGGAGCGGTTCAAGGTCTCGTCGGCGTGCGTCGCGCAGGATCGCGGCTACCGGCCGGCAGACGTGGACCGCGATTGCGCCGAGTTCGGCTGGCGATCGATGCGCGGGTACGGCCGGCGGACTTGGACGATGCGCGACGAGGCGACCGGGACGATGGTAAACTTCCCGTTCAGCGATCCGCAGGTGAGCGACTACCGCGGCGGCGACGTCTACTTTTACAACTGGTCCGGCGACTACTTCAAGGACACGCTCGCGACCGCGCTGGAGGGCAAGGGCGACCTACGCTGGGAACTGCCGTCCGACGTTAACCCGCTCTACCTCGAGCACATCAAAGGCGAGGCAAAGGTCGAGGTTCGCACCGGCGTGTGGGAATGGAGGGAGGTCCGAAGCAACGCGCCCAACCACGGCTTGGACACGAGCGCGATGCTGCTCTGTATGGCGACCATCGCGGGCATCATCCGCTTCGTGCCGTCAAAGTCGTAGCATTACGGGGCGTCAAAAAACCTTTTGACGGCGGCCGCTCTTTTATGGCGGCAGACAATCCTTTCCTCGACATTGACGTTGCGACGCTGACAACGCTCAAGTCCAAGGTCTTGGACGCGATCCAGGCCTGCCTGCTCAACACCAGCTACTCGCTCAACGGCAAGAGCGTCACGCGCGCCGATCTTAACACGCTCAACAGGATGCTGGGCGACATCACCGCCGCCATCGAGTACCAAAACGGCAACACGACCGACACGACGTTCGTCAGCTTCACGGGCAATTGATTATGCAGACCTTCGACGCGACCCAAGTCATCCGCAACCGGCCGTGGTTCGAGCGGGCGCTCGAGACCATCGCTCCGCAGGCCGCGCTGCGCCGGCTCCAGGCTCGCGTCGAGACCGCGCTGTTTTCCTACAACGCCGCGCAGACGAATCGGCTCTACGCTCCGATGCAGTACGGCCAGCCGAGCGAGTCCTCGCAGACGGTGCGCGAGCGGGTGGTGATGATGTGGGAAGCGCGGAACTTGGTAGAGAATTGTCCCGAGGTTAAGGAGGTCTCGCGCAAGTTCGGCAATTACTTAACCCCGACCGAATACTCGGCAACGACTGGAGACCGCGACTACAACGCCACAGTCAACGAGTGGTTCCACTCGTGGTGCAAGCAGGCCGACGCGACGGGCCGCAACTCCTTCCGGAAGCTCGTGCAGTTGGCCGCGGAGAACCGGCCGGTCGATGGCGACTGTGGCTTCGTCATCCGCCGCGTGGGCGATGAGCTCAAGCTCCAGCTGGTGCCGGCGACCCGCATCGGCAATCCAAACGAGATGGGCCTCGACTCCGAGAACTACTTCGAGGGCGTCATCACGAACGAGTTCGGCGTGCCGGTCGCTTATCGCATTTACCGCGTGACGCGCGAGGGCGTTTACTTCGGCGCCGAGGACGTTCCGGCCGGCAACTTCTGCCACTACTTCGACCCGTTCCGCGTCGATCAGTACCGCGGCGTCACCGACTTTCACGCGGCGATCCAGACGGCGCGGATGCTGCACGAGATCCTCCAAGCCGAGAAGGCCGGCGTGCGCTTCGCCTCGCAGCAGGCTGCGCTCGTCTTCACGGATCGCGGCACGGCCAACGCGCGCAACCTCTTCACGCCGACCCCGAGCGCGACGCTTCCCAGCGGCCAGCAGCAGAAGAACGAGCTTTCCGAGGTCGGGATGATTAAGTACCTCGGCCAAGCGGACCGCGTCGAGACGATGCCGGCGCGGCCAAGCACGGCGTTCACGGGATTCATCGCGCATCTGATGCACGAGTTGTCCATCGCCGTGGGCATCCCGAAGGGCGTTCTCTTCGGCACGCAGGATTACGCCGGCCCGAGCGTGCGCGCTGAGTTTGCCGCGGCCGACCGCGTGTTCGCGCGGCATCAGGGCGTGCTCGTAGACAAGGTGCTCGACCCGATTAAGAACGCGGTCATCCTCGACGCCATCGCTCGCGGCGAGATCCCGGCTCCTCCGGCTCGCGCCGGCGAAACGCCGGTGCAGGCGCTCAAGCGCGCGACCCGCGGCGAGTGGCGATTCCCGCCTAAGCTCACCATCGACGTTGGTCGCGAATCCGCGGCCAATATGAACGAGAACCGCCAAGGCGCGAAGTCTCTCCAAGAGATCGCGGCCGAGCAGGGCACCGATGCCTTTACGCGCTTGGAGCAGATCGCGGCGGAGGCGGCGTATGTGGGCGAGCTCGCGGAGAAGTACGGCATCCCCGAGACGAGCATCCGCCTAGTAACCAACTCGCTGCCTTCGACTCCGGCCGCTGCCGCTGCTGCTGGCGAGTCAGTCGCGGAATCAGCGTCCGAGGCGCAGGCCACCTCGAGCGGAGCGCCCGAGGACTCGGAACCCGACCAGCCTCCGACGCCTTCCGAGCTGGCGCGGTTCGCCGCCATCGATCTGACGCCTACGGATGCGATGGCCGAAGAGGCGCGCCGCGGGCTCGAGTGGCGCGAGAAGTTCAACCGCGGCGGCACGGCCGTCGGCGTTGCCCGCGCTCGCGACATCTCCAACAAGAAGTCGCTATCGCCCGACACCGTGCGCCGGATGGTCTCTTACTTCGCGCGGCACGAGGTGGACAAGACGGGGACCGGGTTTGCTCCCAACGAAGACGGCTACCCGTCCGCGGGCCGGATCGCGTGGGCGCTCTGGGGCGGCGACGCCGGGCAAAGCTGGGCGCGAGCCAAGGCCGCGCAGATGGAGCGCGAGGAGATGAGCCGCCCGGCTACCGTGCGCGAGGCGCTCGAGGCTGGACGCAATCGCGCGAAGAAGCCGCTCGAGAAGCTGGCCGAGAAGGCGACCAAGCTTTCCGCCGTGCGCGAGAAGCTCGGCCAGAACGCGAGATCAGAGGCGCAGATCGAGCAGGCGCTCAAGCGCATCGGGTTTGAGCCCAAGCCCGTTCCGGCTCCGCTGCCGCAAGTCACGCTGTCCGACGCTCGCCGGATGCTCTCGGAGAAGACCGACGCCGAGGGCAAACTGTCCGCGCTCATCGCCAACGTCGCAGAGCGTCGCGCCAAGCTCAACGCCTCCCGCACCTCTTGACTATGCACAGCGTCCTCGACGCCATCATCGCGAGCAACGAGCAACTCGGCCAGCGGACGGAGCAGTTCGCGCAACTGCTGGTCGAGCACGACAAGGCGCTCGACTCGCTGCTGGATCAGCTGGGCAAGACCGTGCCGGAGATCCGAAAGGAGATCGACGGCCGGATGGTCGATGCGGTGCCGCGGCTCGTGCGCGAATCGTACAAGAGCTACAACGCCGAGCTCGCGCAGATGCACGCGCAGCAGACGACGGAGTTCGAGCAGCGGACCAACGCCGCGCTCGACGCCGCACGCGCCAAGCTCGAGGAAGTGCGGGGCGAGATCATCGCGCTGGCGTCGCAGCAGTTTACCGAGGCCGAGAAACAGATCGGCGTCACGGCCGAGCAGATCGAGACCCGCATCCTCGGCACGCTGACCGGAGCCGCGGAGGAGCGGATCGCCAAGCTAGAGCGCGGGCTCGTCGTTGAGATCCAGCACGCGATCAACGCGGCGATCCCGAAGCAAGAACTCGCCGCGGCTCCGACGCTCATCGACTCGTACCGCGGGCAATGGCGCGAAGGGATGGTCGCGCAGCGCGGCGACCTGTTCTCGTGGTATGGCTCCACTTATCTGGCGCTCGAGGACACGAACGACACGCCCGGCCGCAAGAACATCGGACGCGAGGGCGCGAAGTGGGCGGTGATCGCGGCGCGTGGTGCGGGCGGAGGCGGTGGAGGCGGCGGCGATTCGCTTCCCTCGCAGACCGGCAACGCGGGCAAGTTCCTAAAGACGGACGGCAACGCGACGCTCTGGGAAACGATCCCCGGCGGCGGCGATATGCTGGGCGCGAATAACCTCACCGACGTCGCATCGGTCACGGCAGCGTTCGCTAACATCAAGCAGGCCGCGACGACGACGGCCTCGGGCGTGGTGACGTTTGCGACCTCGGGCGAGAGCGCCGCGCTGAAGGCCGTGCAGGCCAACGACGCGCGCTTGTCCGACTCGCGCACTCCGACCGCGCACGCCTCGACGCACCAGACCGGCGGCAGCGATCCAATCGACTTCCCGGTTGATTCCGTCTTCGGCGCCACGAACACGATCACGCAAGTTGATTACCTCGCGCTCAACGTCTCGAGCACGGTTGCGGTCACGACGGCGAAGATCGTCTGGAACGCCACCGAGTCCACCGGAGAACTGGGTTTCAACGCCTCGGTCAACACGCTCCTCGGGATGGACGTACACGCTCAGGTGTACAACCAGAGCGGCTCGCCTTTCACTAAGGGCCAAGTCGTCCGCGTTGACGGCTCGAGCGGGACGCGCCTCAAGGCGTCGCTCGCGCTCGCGACCAACGACGCCAACTCGTCGCAGACGTTCGGCCTCTGCGCGCAGACCATCGGCAACAACGGCAGCGGCATCATCATCACGCAGGGTTTGCTGCGCGCCATCGATACCAACGCTTACAACACGGGCGACACGCTCTGGCTTTCGCCGACGACGCCGGGCGCGATGGTCAACGTGCGGCCGGTCGCGCCTTACCACGGCGTGCGCGTTGGCTACGTCGTCAAGAAGGCGGGCTCCGCGGATGGCATCATCTTCGTTGATGTGCAGAATGGGCTCGAGCTCGAGGAGCTCCACGATGTCGCGATCACCGCGGTCGCGAATAATGATATCATTGCTTACAACGCCTCGACGACCGTCTGGCGCAATCGGCAGCTGTTCGACTCGACCGCTCCCGCTGCGCTTGCCGTCTCGGCCACGGCTGGCGTCTCGGTCACCGCGGCGCGCGTCGATCACGTGCACGCTCGGCCGACGTTCGACGAGCTGACGATCAGCGGCGCGGCGCAGGGCGACATACTGTATCGCGACTCGACCTCGTGGACCCGCCTGCCTGCGGCGACCGCAGGCTATGTCCTCCAGACCAACGGCGCGGGGGCAAATCCAAGCTGGGCAGTCGGAGGCGGAATCAGCGACGGCGACAAGGGGGACATCACCGTGTCCGCTACCGGCGCAACGTGGACAATCGACAACGCTGCCGTCACCAACGCCAAGCTAGCCGCCTCGGCCAAAACCAACGTGGTTGGCATTGTGATTGATGGCGGCGGAAGCGTCATCACCACGGGCGTCAAGGGATACATCCAAGTGCCGTATGCTTGTACGGTGGATGCGTGGCGCATCTTTGCCGACGCCTCCGGCTCCATCGTCATCGACGTTTGGAAGGACACCTACGCCAACTTCCCGCCGACTGACGCGGACTCGATGCCCGGCTCCGGCAAGGAGCCTACCCTCTCCAGCGCGCAGAAGGCCGAGGACACCAATGTCACCGACTGGACTACCGATGACATCAGCGCCGGGGATGTGATTGGATTTAATGTGGACAGCGCAACCACCGTAAAACGCGTCACCCTTCAACTGTTCGTGACCCGCACCTAAGATGGCAGTCGCAACTCGTTACTTCCAGCCAGCCGCAGCCACTTGGGTAACCTCTACAGCCTACGCTGTTGGCGACTATGTGCTAGGCACTGACAACAAGAACTGGAGGTGCATCCTCAATCATACGTCCGCCGCTGCGGATAGGCCAATCACGGGAGCAAACTACGCGACGTATTGGGAGGAGTGCGATGGGACAACGTGGAATAAGCGTGCCGCACTTTATGCCGGAAGCGCGTGGTCTGCGGTTATCACCGCATTCAATTTCACTAGTGGCGCAGATTCCCTGCTGTGCCTTATCGAAGGGAATAAGACCTACACAATAACTAATACGCTGACTACAGGATCGTTCACAAGCGGCGCTCCGTCACTAGCACGACCACTAACATTTCTCGGATGCGATTCCAGTGGCGTTGCATTGAGCGTTCCAGATGGTAATTGGACGAGCGATCAAGCAGCATACGACACCTCCTCATTTCCGGTACTTAATACTACCACCAACATACGGACAATTACCGGTAGTGTTAATTTCATTATGCGGCTGATTAAATTCACCGCAAGTGGGTCAACGACCACCGGTTTTGTGGTTTCCGATTGCCAACTGTCTTGGTGCTACGTGCTCAACTCGGCGTCGAACACCAGTTCGGTGGCCGTTGCCAGCGGAGCACTGGAAAATTGCGTGGTGGAAATGAGTGGAAGCAGTTATTCTCACGCCACTGCCAGTGCGTTTATTTTCAACTCCCGAATCATAGGTAATGCGTCCGCCACGTCCGGCAATCGCCACGGAATAAATACAAGTGGATCGAACGTGGTTGTCGTTAAATCGACATTCATTAACAATGTCGGCTCGGGATTGTTGATGACTGCAAGCCCCGGTTCAATTCGGCATATCTTCCAAAATACCGCACACGGGAATGGATATGGAATCCGACTCTCAAGCAATGCGGGCCAGACTTCGGGCAATTTGATTTTCGGCAACTACATCGCCGGATCTACTACCGCAGGAATTGACGGGCAGAGTCAGGGATATGCCGTCATTCAAAGCAATCGCCTGCGCGATAATGGAACGTCCGGGAATTTCAACGCCCTCGCGGGCAATCCGCTGACGACTGAGGTCAACTACACCACCGACAGCGACGATGCCTCGGAACTGGTGAACGTGGCAGGCGGGGACTACCGCATCAAAAACACGGCTACCATCTGGGGAATGGGCTTCGGCGTCTCCGAGGAGCCTCCCGCCTCCTCCGCTGGCGGCTCCTTCGCCTTCATCGGCTAATCACTATGCGCGTCAACATCGTTCCAAAACAGGGTTTACTGGCTGAGGCCACGGCCTTCTCCTGCACCAATCACCGGGTGGTCAACCACAACATCGTGTCGGAGATCGCCTACTGGTCTGCCACCGGCAACTTGCTGGGAAGGCAGGATGCGCTCCTGTCCGACGCCGACTACGATACGTGGTGCGGGATGGGGCCGGATGACCCGGACGATCCTTTCTTCACCGAGTGCCATATGCGCTATCAGGACTGCGTGCCTGCGCCCGTGCCTGAGCCCACGCCGGATGGGCCTGATCCTGTTGAGCCGGAGCCTGAGCCTGCGCTGTAGCCTTTAGACACAAGCGACAAATACGACGATGAGGCTCGCCTCCCGCACGCGCACCGACGAGATCCTTGCCTTGGCCGAAACGCTGGGCGACGTGAAGGCGCGCGCGGATAAGGTCGAGGCCGAATTCGGCACGCAGGCCAAGGCGCTGGAGGCCGCGACCGCGGCGCTGAACGCGGCACTAACCGGCATCTCTGCGATGCAGGCGCACGTTCTCGCTCAGGAGCTCGCGGCCTTGCGGGCGGAAGTGGAACAACTCAAAACCAAAATCTGATGATCCCCGAATACGACGAACTGCTTGTCCTCGCGGAGACGCTGGGCGAAGTCAAAACGAAGACGGAGAAGCTCGAGGCCGAGTTCTCGACTCAGGCGCGCCCGCTGGAGGCCGCGACGAACGCGCTCTCCGCGGCGCTGTCCGGCATCAAGGCGCTGCAATTTCACGTCCTCGACAACAACCTGGGCGCGCTCTCCGCTCGCGTGGAGGAGATGCGGAAGGCGGTCGACGAGCAAGTGGGCGTCATCGCGCTCGAGCTCAAGAAGGCCGACGAGACCAACGCGGCCAAGGCGGGCGCGGACGCGGAGGCGCTGCGCTCCGAGATCGTGGCGCTGCAATCGCAGCTGGGCTCGCTCGTGACGCAGTTCGGGCAGCAGCTGGAGCGGGTCGAGTTCGCGGCGAAGGAGGAGGCCAAGAAGCTCCAACTGATCCCTGGGCCTGCCGGCGCTGCGGGCGCCTCGCTGAATCCGCGCGGCACGTTCATTGATGGCGAGACCTACAACCGCCTCGACGTCGTCTCGTGGCTGGGCTCGAGCTACATCGCGACCGTCGATGGCGTGACCGAGAAGCCGAGCAAGAACAGCAATCAATGGCAGACGCTCGCCAGCCGTGGCGGTGGCGGCGCGGGAGGCGTGGGCGACTTCGGCTCGCTCGCTGGCGTGGCGCAGATCAATCAAGGCGGCACCGGCCAGACGACGCGCGTTGCGGCGCTTAACGCGCTGCTGCCCGATCAAGCGGGCTCCACGCAGTATATGCTGCTCACGGACGGGAGCGGCACCGTCAGCTGGGGCGCGCAGCCGGTCGCTGGGCTGCCGAGTCAGACGAGCAACAGCGGGCGCCTCCTCACGACGAATGGCAGCACGGCGTCCTGGAGCAACGCCGTCACGGTGAGCGGGAGCAACGCCACGGTGGGCGGGACGCTGACCTCTAACGGCTCGTTCGCCGCAGCGGGTTCGATGGTTTCTACCTACGGTACGGCTCCACAGTTTAGCATCACCCCATCTGGTGGACGGCCTATCCGATTTAACGCTAGTTTAGGCAATATCTCCATCCAAGCCAACTCAGGCGGTTGGTTCATAGGCACACAATTCCTTGGTAGTGCCGGAACGCTGCGTGGCAACATTTGGGCGGCTGGGACCGACGATACGTTAGATGCCATCTCCATTGGCGATGGTAGCTATTCTCAATGGATTGGTGCTAGTTCCACCAAAATCGCAATCCCTCTTACCACCGCCTCCAACACCACCTCGTCCGGCGCGCTGGTGGTGGGCAACGGGACGAGTGGCGGGCTGGGGGTGGGGGGCAACGTGAACATTGGCGGCACGGTTGGCATTGGAGCCGCAACCGATGCCACCATTGGCGTTAACAGTCAGCCGACTCTATCTACTGGATCGTTCCAGTATGGCGTTTACTCATCGCCCACTATTAACGCATCAACCGCTGATGCTGGGTTCTTCTCGATGCGGACGGCTGCGTCAAGTACGGTGGGCAGCGCATTCGTCTTGCGGGCCTACACGCCGACCCTCGGCTCTGGTTCGACGGTCACTACCGCGACCGGACTCCGAATCGAGAATATTGGAGCGACTGGGGTTACCAACGCATACGGCATCGATATCGCCGCTCAGTCTGGAGCGTCTAGCACCAATGTCGGACTCCTCAATGCGGGCACGACTCGCTTAACCAATACCACCGCCTCCAACAACACCTCCTCCGGTGCGCTGGTGGTGAGCGGGGGCGTGGGGGTGGCGGGGGCGATCTATGCGGGAGCGATTGTCGATGTAAACTTTGCTGGTGCGATTGCATTCCGCGGCACGACAACTGGCACAGATTGCCAGATGCGGTTGGTCAATAACGGCACTAGCGGTCGTTCGTATTCCGTAACTTCAAGTTCTTCGGGCTCAACGGCTGGAGTCGGTTTTCATATTTGGGACGAAACCGGCGCAGCTTCGGCGCTTTCGGTTGATGCCAGCAGGAATACCACCTTGGGTGGATCGATTAAGACCGCCGCTCCTTCCGGTGGTACCGCCGCTGCTTGGAAGCTCGGCACCGTCGCCACCGTCTCGCCTACGTCGCCCAACCGCACCATCGAGGTGGATATCGGCGGCACCATCTACTACCTCGCAGCCAAGACCACCAACAACTAATCTCCTATGAATACCATCATCAATGTGCAGCCCGTGTCTGTCTGGACCCCGACCGGCACCAAGTCCGCGACCAAGTTCACGGCCCGCTACGTCTCCTACCAGAATGGCCCCGCCGTTGCCGACTGCGTCCTCCTCGACGCTGCCGGTGCGGAAGTGAGCGCCCAACTGGTCAATGCCACCGAGGCTCAGACCGCCGCGTGGACGACTGACGAGGCGTTTTACAAAGTGCTCGCGCAGAACGCCGGTTTGACTCCGCTGTAATTTGACGGAGCGCGCTGCCTCGTGAATCAAAACCAACTGACTCCCGAGCAGGCACTCCAGAATCTCGCGCACGTTGCCGCGGCTTTCCGCGGTACGGCGCAGGAGCACGACATCCTTCGCCAGTCGGTGGATACGCTGGCGAAGGCAATCCAAGCGCCGCCGGTTTTGCCGGGTGGCTCCTAATTGATGAGCCTCATCTCCTTCCTCGCCAGCGCCGCCGGAGGCACGATCCTCGGCGGTTTGACGCAAGTTCTGGGCTCCGCGGTGGGCGAGCTCAAGGAGTGGAGCGCGAGCAAGCGGCGGATCGCGGAGCTGGCCGCGATGAAGGAAAAGCAGATCGCCATCGCCGAGGTCGAGGCTTTCGCCAAGGCAGTCGAGGGCACGCTCGGCTCGAGCTACGCGCCACCGCCCACCGCGCCCAGCTGGCAGCACGGGCTCCTTGCCGTCGCTGCGTTCAGCACGCAGATGGTCCGGCCGCTGATGGTCGCGGGCGCCTGCGCTTACATCTGGACCCGTCCGCCCGAGCAACTTGCTGGGCTTCAGCCGGAGATCCTCACGGTCTCCTTCGCGTGCGTTTACTTCTGGCTCGGCGTGCGCCACCAGATGACGCGCAGCAAATAATCTCCTCCGATGATCAAGCCAGCCGACGCCGTCGCCGCTATCACTCCTCCGGTCGCCACCGTGACCGCGGGCCAGATTAACTCGCTGCTTGGCATCGCGACCGGCATCGCCTCGCTGGCGTTTATCTTTTGGCGCTGGCATCGCGAGTGGCAAAAGGCGCAGGCCGAGGACGCCGCCGCTGCCGCTGCTAAGGAGGGCAAGGGTGACTGACTGGAGCGCAGTTCAGCGGGACGAGACCCGCAAGGTGTACGAGGCCGAGGTCGCGGGCCTGCGTAAAGAGCTCGAGGTGGCGCGGTCCGCGCTCGCGAACGCGACCAAGGCGCGCAAGACGAAGATGCCCGCGCCAGCCGCAACGCGGCGCCGGTCCGGCAGCGACATCGTCCGCGTCGTCATCCCTGATACGCACGGATGCCTGATCGACAAGACCGCGCTGGCCGCGATGCTCGCTGACATCAAGGCGCTCGACCCGCAGGAGATCATTCTCCTCGGCGATCACGTAGACTGCGGCGGGTTTTTGGCGCAGCATCACGTGATGGGCTATGTCGCGGAAACGGACTACACCTACGAGGAAGACCTTGCCGCAGCTAAGGCTTTCCTCGACGCGCTCCAGTCCGCAGCGCCGCGCGCAAAGATCGAGTACCTCGAGGGCAATCACGAGCGCCGCGTTGAAACGTGGTGCGTGACGCAAGTCTTGCGCCACAAGAAGGACGCCGAGGGTTTGCGCCGCCTGCTGGCTCCGGAGTTCCGGCTCGGGCTCAAGGAGCGCGGCATCTCCTACTACCGGCAGGGCGAGTTCTACGACGGCCTCCCGGTCCCCGGCGTGATTAAGCGCGGGAAGTGCTTCTTCTTTCACGGCGTGAGCACGGCGAAGAACGCTGTGGCCGCGACCGTGGACAAGATCTCAGGCAACTGCGTTTTCGGCCACACGCACCGCGCCCAGTCCAACATCGTGCGCCGGATCTCGTCCGGCATCATCGGCGCGTGGAATCCCGGTTGCCTCTGCCAGCTCCAGCCGCTCTGGCAGCACACCGCGCCGACCGATTGGTCGCACGGCTACGCGGTGCAGCTGGTCGCGGAGAGCGGCGCCTTCCTGCATCTTAACATTCCGATCATCGAGGGCGAGTCGCACTTCGCTGCGCTCCTTAAGCTGTGAACTGGAAATCCCTAGTCGAAGCGCAGAACCGCAAGACCTACGTGCTGCCTGCCGGCTGGGATTCGCGCGACAAAGTGGCCGAGCAGCTGGAGTGCAGCGTCGACAACGTGCGCGTGCTCCTCGGGCCAGCGATCCGCGCGAAGACCGTCGAGGTCGCGCAATTCCCGGTGTGGGATGAGATTACGAAAAAGGTCGTCCGCGTTACTGCATACAAGCGCCGCGCTACTTTAGACGTTAAAAGCAAAGGATGATTTGACGGCGGCGGCTTTTACAATGGCCGCGCCCACCATCACCTTCGCTGTTGCTGCGGGTAAGATCGACGCCGAAGCAGGCGTGATCCGCGGCGTGTCGCTGATCTCTGAGGGTCCGGCTCTGGGCCACGGCGTGATGGTTGACGCGCGCACGCTCCAGCAAGTGAAGGCCGCGGCGGAGCAATACGAGGGCGGGCTTAAGGTGAAGCTAGATCACAACTCTGGCGCCGGCGACATTATCGGCTACGTCGACGGGCTGCGGATCGAGGGCAAAAAGCTCCTGGGCGATCTGCATCTGCTGCAAAACTCGCCGCACCGCGGGTACGTGCTCGAAATCGCGGAGAAGATCCCCGACACCTTCGGGCTGTCGATCGCGTTCTCCGGTCCGGTCGAGATGTCGAGCGACAAGAAGACGATGCTCCAGCGCTGCTCGGAGATCTATTCGGTTGACCTCGTTTCAGAACCAGCCGCGAACAAAACAGGTTTGTTCGAACGCCGGATGAAATCCTTTCAGACCGAATCTGGCACTACGCCCGAGGAGGCGAAAACCGAAATCGAAATCAAAATTCCGATGAATGATGACGTGAAAAAGGAGATCGCGGGGATGATCGAGTCCGCGATGATGGGTATGACCGAGCGCCTCGGTAAGCTGGAGGCTCTCGCTTGCGGCACCGAGCCGAAGCCGGCTGCGATGTCCGCCAAGAACGACGAGGTGCAGCTGGCTGCCAAGCAGGCCGCCGAGGCTGCGCTGAAGGAGTTCGCCAAGACCATCGGCGCGCCCGCGGCTCCCGCGGCGTCCGCTGAGGTTGCGGCTCCCGCCGCCAAGAGCGAGGCGAAGAGCTTCGAGGCCATTGTGGCCGCGAAGACCTCCGAGCTCAAGGGCAACAAGGGCGACGCGATCGCGTTCGCAATCAAGAATCACGCGGCCGAATACCAGCAGTACCGCTCCCGCGTCGCTGCTGGCGAGGTCGTCAAACTCTAACCAGTAACCTACAATGGCTACCCAATACCTCGGCAACGGCACGTTCCTTGCCAACACCACCATCACCGCCTTCCAGGGCGTCGTGATTTCCAATAACCGCGGCGTCGGCCTCTCGACGTCGACCGCGTGCGACGGCATCGCGCAGATCGATGCGGCCTCCGGCGATTACGTCACCGTCCGCTTCCTCCATTCCGCCGGCACCTTGAAGGCGACCGTCACCGGGACTCCCGTCACCGTTGGCGACAACCTCTACCTCGCCGCCTCGGGCCTCGTCTCCACCACCGGCACCGTCACCGTCGGCAAGAGTCTCTCGACTCAGGCCAGCGGCAACGGCTCCGCGGTGATCGAGTTCATCCCGAAGAACCTGTAACCCTTAACGAAAGGATCTTCCTACAATGTACACCAATTCTGCCGCCGTTTTCCGTGGCGACATCGCAGGCGTTCTCGAGCAAGCCAAAGACTGGGAGACCGGTCTGATCGGCACGCGCGTGATGCCGATCCTCAACGTCCCCGTCCGCGCTGGTCAGTACCCCGCCTTCAAGCTGAAGGAGGGCCAGCTGCTCAAGTCGGACGTCAAGGTGCGCGACCCGTACTCCACCTTCCCGCGTGGGACCAATTCCTTCACGCAGGAAACCTACTTGTCGCTGGAATACGGGTACGAACAGGCCGTGGATGATACCGTGACGGCCGACGTCTCGCGTTTCTTCGACGCCGAGGTCGTCGCCGCCAAGCTGTCCCGCCGCAAGCTCCTGCTCGCTCACGAACTCCGCGTGGCCGCGCAGATCTTCAGCACGGGCAACTTCACCAGCACCAACTCCGGCACCGCCTACACGACCGCCAATCTGGCGACGTTCGACGCCGGCCAGGACGTGCAGGAGGCCATTGACCGCCTGCTCGCCAACGGCGAGTCCACGAGCAACCTGCGCGTGGTCATCCCGTATCCCGTCTGGACCCGCATTCGCGCCAGCACGAAGTTCCAGAACCGCCTCCGCGGCGCCGGCATCTCGAGCGACACGATCCTCAACGCCTCCACCCAGGCGGCGGCCGAGGTCTTTGGCGTGAGCGAGGTGCTGATCGGTCGCGCGGCCTATGACTCCGCGGCTGAAGGCGTGGCGTTCTCGAGCGCTAACATCTGGGCGAACACCTACATCTGGGTCGGTTCCGTGACCGAGTCCGGCGCTGGCTACTTCGGCGGCGGCGCGGGCTTCACGCTCAACTGGTCCGAGTACGGTCCCGCGGTCGGCGTGTTCACCTACCGCGACGAGTCGATCAAGTCCAACATCGTGCGCGCTTCGCACTATGTGGCGGAGAAGGTGGTCAACACCAACGCCGGCCAGCTTATCGCCACGCAATTCAGTTGAGATAACGTTTGCGTAAACAAAACCTGCATCCTTTACTGGGTGCAGGTTTTTTTATGCACCCGTGGACCGGAACAAAATTCAAGGAGCGAAAGGAGCGCGCCGAAGAGATGCGCGCCTGGCTCAAGGCGAATCCTGATCGCAGGATAAAGAACGGCACGACGCGCGAGGATGGACTGATCTTTTGCGGCTACGGCGCAGGCTACGCAAACGGCGAGCATTGGGCTCCTAAAGCTGTATTTGAGAAACGAATGGAGGCGTCGCGGAATCAGATGCGTCAGCTTAGGCAGACCCAATCGTATCGCGATGGATTCAACGCCTACGCTAAGAAGCGTTACGCCGAACGTGCCGACGTGCGCTTGAAGATGAAGGAGCGGACGGGCAAGTGGTCCGCGGAGAACAAGCCGCGCAGGGCGCAGAGCTCTTCGGCTCGTCGCGCACTCAAGCGCAGCCAGCTACATCCGGCGCACGATTTCGTTGCCGAGGCCGCAATGCACGATGAGGCACGGCAGCTTACGCTGGCGACTGGCATCGAGCATCACGTCGATCACATCATCCCGATTAAGCACGGCGGATGGCATCACCACCAGAATATGCAGGTGCTGCCGGAGCCGGTGAACCTAGGCAAAAGCTCGGATCCGTTCTGGCTGAGTGAGGATTACAAGGACTTCAAGGACGTGCCTTCCGATCTCTGGCCCGAGAGTCTTGCCGACTTTTATCTGGCGCAGATGACGACCTGACGCCAACTGGGGCGCGGGTTTCTTTTTGACGGGTCCGACAGCGCAATGCGCGTCTCACTTTGCGTCATCTGCGGGAACGAGGCCGAGCACATTATCGCGATGCTCTCGAGCTTCGCGCCTGTGTTCGACGAGCTCTGCATCGTGCGGGCTATCGGAGCGAAGGAGGCCGACGCGACCCTTGAGATGGCGGCCGCCTGGTGCCGCGAGAACGGCAAGGGCTTCCGTGGGGCTGAGTACCGGAACGGCTACGGCGCCGAGAAGTGGGACCACGTCGACTCTTTCGCTCGCGCCCGCAACGCGGCCTTCGCCAAGGCAACCGGCGACTGGATCGTCTGGTCCGACTGCGACGATCTGCTCGACGAGGCGCACGACTTCCGCGATCTCCTCCGCACCGTCGCGCCCGAGGTGCTGATGGTGCGCTGTCCTTATGATGTCCGCGGGACGAATAAGAAGCTGCACCGCGAGCGCGCGATCCGCCGCTCTGCCTTCGAGGCTGGGCGCATCTGGCACCACGACGTCCACGAGAACCTCCTACTGCTTCCCGGCGACAAGCACGAGGACTGGCCGCGGCCGGTCTGGGTTCACGCGCCGAAGTCGGTCAAGAAGGAGAACCGCAGGCGCAATCTCCGCATCCTCGGGCAATCGGTGAAGGAGACGCCGACGCAATATTTCTACATCCACCAGGAGCACCTATGCGCCGGCAATCGGCAGGCCGCGGAGCAATTCGGCAAGATCGCTCTAAGCTTCCCGAACCTTGAGCAGTCCTTTCGCTACGAGGCTTTGCTCAACCTCGCCAAGCTTTGCGGCGATTCGCGCGAAGCGATGAGCTACGCGCTGCAAGCGCACGCCGTCTTCCCGTGGTGCCGCGAGGCTTACGCCGCGATCATCCTCCTGCTCTTCGAGAAGAACGACGGAGCGCGTGCGCGCTGGTGGGCCGAGGAGATGCTGCGCCACCGCGAGCCAATCGGCGCGGACAAGCCGTGGACCTCGGAGGCGAAGTATTACGGCTGGGCTGGCTACGATCTGGCCGCGCGAGCCTTCCGACTGGCTGGGATGGAAGCGCGGGCTGACGTGCTCCAGCAGCAGTTTCACCTCGGCAATCATCCGCGCATCTCGCTCGTCCACGCGACACGCGGCCGCACCTCGAAGGCTGTTGCTTGCCGCGAGGCTTGGCTCGGGCTCGCGCAAGATCCGACCCGCATCGAGCACGTCTTCGCCGTGGACGCGGACGACAAGGAGTCGGTGACGATGGGCAAGCAGTTCCTGAGCGTAGTCTCGGACAAGCGCTCCTGCGTCGCAGCCTGGAACCTGGCCGCCAAGAAGGCGCGCGGCGATCTGATCGTGCAGCTGTCCGACGACTGGGTTCCGCCTATCGGCTGGGACACGAAGCTTCTGTCGCTCGTCGAGGATCGCGACTTGCAGAAGGAGCCGATCGTCATCGCGGTCCACGACGGTCACCGCACCGGCCCGCTGCTTTGTATGGCGATCCTTTCGCGCGCGCGCTTCGAGCAGCAGGGCGGCGAGCTCTTCTACGAGGGATACGAGTCGGTCTTCAGTGATAATGAGTTCTCGCACCGCGCCTGGCGTGACGGCGTCGTCATCGACGCGCGCCACCTCTACAAGTTCGAGCATCAGCACCCATCCTTCAAAAAGGGGAACTGGGACGCGACCTACCAGCACAACAATACGAAGGAGCGTTACGACGCTGGCCTCGAGCTCTTCAAGCAGCGCAACCCTGACGCCGACTCCAAATGGACCACGCCGTGAGCAGTCAATTCACCTACGAGTATCGCATCCACAACTCGACGGATGCGTTGATGTCCCGCGACCGCACGATCCGCGCGCAGTACGATCACGCCTACGTCGCGCGGTACGAGAAGTACCCCGAGCGCGAGCTCTCCGAGATCCGCGCGGCGCTGTTCCGTCGCTTCTTTCCAGAGGCGTTTATCGTCTGCGACATCGGCTACGGAACCGGCGCGTTCCTGCGGGCGGTCAACGATCGCAGTCCTTGGGTCCATTGCTGGGGCTACGACGTTTCCCCATATCCCGCGCCGTCGTTCGTGCGCGTGGATCCCGAGTGGCAGCGGACACGCTGGCCGGTGCTGACGTTCTTCGACTCGCTTGAGCACTTTGACCAGCTGCCGCGGTTCGAGGCCGATGGTGCGATCGTCTCGGTCCCGTGGTATCACCCAGCGCTCGGCGCGGAATGGTTCTACAACTGGAAGCACCGGCGCCCAGGCGAGCACCTCTGGCACTTCACGCCGGAAACGCTAGCAAACGCGATGGCGATCAACGGGCTTCGTCCGGTCTTCATCGGCTCGCCCGAGGACGCGGTCCGCAAGAATGATGGTGACTGGCCGAACATTCTCACGATGGTCTTTAAGGCGTGAGAATCTGCATCGTCTACCACCAGCGCCTCGGCGACATCATCCGCATCCTTCCGATTGCGCGGCATCTGGCCGGCCAAGGTCATTCGGTCTACGTCGAGTGCTTCGCCCAGTATTGGGGGCTCTTTTCCTGCGTCAGCTACGTGCGGCCCTCGGATCCGAAGCAGCGCGACAAGATGCGCTTCGGCCGCGTGCTCGAGCTTGAGATCTGGCCGCACCGCTACGATGAATACCGCGCGAGCGGGAAACCCTGGGGCGACTTCGTCTTCGGCCTTTTCCCCGAGTTCGCCCAGCTGAACCAGCGGCCGGAGTTCGACCTGATCGATGAGCAGCCGCCGCTGCAGGACTACGGCTTCAGCCGCGAGATCTGCCTGCTGGCGCCGTTCGGCTACTCGCAGGGCAAGCAGCACCACGCCGGGGCGCTAATGGAAGCCTGCCGGCGGGTCGCCAAGCGGCCGATTGTGTTCCTCGCGGACGAGGCGCAGGAGGCAAAGCTCCTGACCTGGCGCGTGCCGCAATCGATGATCCTGCGGGCCAAGTCCCCGGCGCACTTGCCGCGGATCATCCGCGACGCCGAGGAGATGTTCACCATCAACTCATCCCCGTGCATCATCGCCGGCGCCGTGCGGAAGGAGTTCTGGCACGTAAGCTCTGGCGTCGCGCAGGACGACGCCTTCTCGCCGGCCTCGCGCGTTGTGACAGTTGGCGATTAAGTATGGCCGCAGTCCGCGACTTCGATCCCGTGCAGCTGGCGCTCGATCAGGGCGCCATCTTGGAGCAAGCCGGCATCACGTTCTCTTACCTCGGCAGCACCATCACCGGCGTCTGGTCTTCGAGCCGGAACCTTTTTGACGAGTTCGAGGACCAGCGCCGGGACGACGTGAAGTTCACCGTGTTCTTCACGACCTCATCGGTCACGGGCACGCCGGCGCAGAGCCAGACGCTGGTGCGGGCCGGCACAACCTACTTCGTGGAGCAGGTGCGGTTCGACGCGGAGGGCGCGGGCTGCGAGATCGACGTCGCTAAGGTGATATGATCGACATCACCCTAAACTCTGGGAAGCTCGACCTGGCGCTTGAGCGGCTGGCGCAGTCGGCGCGCGTCGATCTAGGCAAGGTCATCAAGCAGGAGGGCGGAAACGTGGCACGGTCGATAATGATGATTCTGCCGCCGACCGGACAGCACGAGCACCGGAAGAGCAAAAAGCCGGTCAAGTCCGGCCTCACTACGGCTGCAAAGGAGCAGGGCGAATACGCGATCAAATCGGATCTCTTCGGCGGAAGGACGCGGAAAATCAAAAAGCAGATTACGACGCTCGGCATCTTCCAGAGGATCGGAAGTTCAAAGGTAACTCCGCCCAAGAGAGCGCGGACCGAAACGGTCAACGTCCGTCTGGGTTGGGAGACGTCCAAGACGATTCGCATCTACTGGAAATACTGGCAGCAGAACGCATCGGTATCGACGATGCGGAACTTCCATCTGAAGTACCGAGACCGCTACGGACGCATCGGCTACGTTGACCGGAATCCGATTGGCCGCTGGCAGGTGCAAAGTCAGATGTGGATCAGTGATGCATCCGCCGACCGCTATCTCAACTCGGTTCAGTCAAAGGTTGGCTGGGCCAAGGCTGGATTTGCAGCGGCCGCTATGGCAACCGGCCAGCGCGTGCCAGCTTGGGTGCGTCGTCACGCGGCGCGGGCTGGCGTCGAGTCGCACAATTTCACCAGCGATAAACCGTTTCTGACTGGCACTGCGACCAACATCAAGGTGCCAAACCCTGATCGCTACGTAAATGATGCGCTGGAGTTCCGCGCGAAGATTACTCTCAAGAAAGTCGACGCCATCCTCGCCAACCGCGCCGTCAACCTTGGATTCGCGCGCATCAGCGGTGCCGGCGTCGTGCAGGAGAATATGCCACGATGAGCACCCGCACCAATATCCGCAACGCTATCGGGCTCAAGCTGACGCAGGCCGGCGTCGTGCCCACGGCGAATCTCCTCAAGGGCCGGAACAACACGCTTGCCTCGACGAGCTTCCCGTCCGCCGCCGTCTATGCGGTCAACGAGCAAGTCGAGGTCCGCACGCTGGCGCCGTCAAATCGGACGCAGTACCGGACGCTGCAAGTGATGGTTGAGTATTTTACCGCGGAGGTGGCCGGCTCCACGACGATCATCGACGACCTCTTCGACACGGGCTCGGCCGCGGTCGAGGCCGCGGTGCTGGCTGACGTGACCCTGGGCGGCGTCTGCGACGACCTCCTTCTGACAAGCGTGGATTATGTGATCGAGCCTGACGAAGAGCGTCGCTGGGGCGTCGCTCGTCATACCTTCTCCTGCATCTATTTAACCACCGACTAAAATGGCGAACCACTTAGGCCGCGAAGGCACCGTCAAAATCTCGTCGACCACCATCGGCGAGCTCCGCAACTACTCCTTGGCTCACTCCTCCGACGTCGTCGAGGACTCGGTCATCGGCGACACCTACCGCACGCGGAAGGCCACGCTGAAGACCTGGAGCGTCAACGGCGACCTCTACTGGGACGAGACCGATGCCGGCCAGATCGCTCTGACCATCGGCTCGACCGTGACCGTGAACCTCTATCCCGAGGGCATCGCGTCGACGTCCACCTACTACACCGGAAGCGGCATCGTGACGAAGTTCGACATCAGCGCCGCGTTCGACGGGATGGTCGAGGGCTCGATCAGCATCGAGGGCAACGGCGCGCTGTCCACTTTGACGGTCTGAGGTGAAGGATGGAAGCAATCGACCTAGTTCGCGAACACTTCGCCTCCCTCGGCACCAAGAAGATTGAGGTGCCCGAGTGGAAGCTGACGATCCACGCCACTCCCGTCACGCTGGCCGAGAAGGCGCGCCTCTACAAGAAGAGCCGCGAGAGTGATATGGAGCTCCTCGTCGACATCCTTCTGATGAAGGCGACGAGCGAGGACGGGAAGAAGCTCTTCACCATCGAGGATAAAGCGACGCTGCTCAATCGCGCGGACTCCAACGTCCTCGCGCGAGTGGCGAACGCTATCCTGGCCGACGATGCGCCGAAGGCTGAAGAGCTAAAAAACTAGCCGGCGGCGAGGCTGGTGCCGACCTCCTCGCCGTCTACGCGCTCGCGGATCGTCTCGGCAAGTTCGCTCACGAAGTCCTCCAGATGCCAGCCCACGAGATGAATGGCTGGATCGCCTACCTAAACCACCAGCAGCGAACCCAACACCGCAATGGCTAGCGCAACATTCACGCTAAGGGCCGTCGACGCGACGCGGGCTGCGTTCGCCTCGGTGCAAAATTCGCTGACTCGGCTGGAGAACCAGACGAAGGGCATCGCGAAGATCACGAAGCTCGCGTTTGGCGGCGAGGCTGTCCTCGGCACGCTGAATATGATGAAGCAGCGACTGGATAAAGTCGCTATGGCGGGCGAGGAGATGGGCTTCGACGACGAGCAGATCGCAAGCGCCATCAGAATGGAGCAGGCCGTCGAGGGCATCCTGAATTTCCTGACCAAGATACCGATCGCGCTGGCTCAAGTCGGAATCAATATCGGAAGCGTCTTCGACCCCGGCAAAGTCAAGGCGACCGGAGACATCATTCGCCAGTTCAAGTTCGAGCGATCCAAGAAGGAGATTGAGTCGATCACCGAGGAGACGCGGAGGCTCCAAGTCGAGATGTCGCGGATGAATATGACCGAGCAGGAGCTCGCGGACACGCTCCTGCAAGATGCTGCCAAGGGGTTTGAGGAGGCGGTAAAAGCTTTTGAGCGTGAGCCGGAAAAAGGCTTCCGACTGCAAAAGGACGCGCTCGCAATTCTGGCGCAGCGCGAGCAGCTGCTGAAACAGATAGCTAAAGCAGAGGAGCAGGCGAACGAGAAGCTCGATGCTGCGCGAGACACCCGTCGACAAGCGGAGCGAGAACTGGAGGGAGTCGGAAAAAAGGCGCTGACAACCGAGCAAGAGCTTAATCTTCTCTACCGGGACCAGGCTTCGCTGGTTCGATTCATCAATTCGCTGAAGGGCAACGGAGTCGAGGTTCTGAAGCTCGAGACCGATGCAGAGAATAAGCTCAAGGACGTGATCGAGAAGATCGTCGCACTAGAGAAGGAGCGCCGCTCTTTTGGAATGGAGTTCGGAGCAACCATTTCCCAGTCATTTGAGGACGCGATCATTTCTGGCACCAAGCTGCGCGAGGTGCTCCGCGCACTCGGCCAGGATCTGCTGCGGCTGATCTTCCGCGAGCAAGTTACCAAGCCGATGGCGAGCGGCCTAGGGAACTTCTTCGCGGATCTCTTCACCGGCCGCGCATCTGGCGGACCCGTCACCGGAGGCACGCCGTACCTCGTCGGCGAAAAGGGGCCGGAGCTCTTTATGCCGGCTTCGTCCGGCAGCATCGTGCCGAACAATCGCCTTGGCTCGAGCGGAGGCGGATCAACTGGCGTGACGATCAACTACCACATCGCCGCCGGCGTCACCCGCGCCGAGCTGGTTCCGATCCTTGAGACCGAGCGGAAGCGCCTCAAGGCCGAGATCCCTGATATGGTGCGCCGCGGTGGCGCTTATCGCGCAGCGTTCGCCTAAGCTATGGCAATTTCCTACCCACTCACGCCGCCGTCGCCGTTCCGCATCTCGAAGCTGACGCTGTCGGGGATGAGCGCGACCTCGCGCAACGTCTCGCCGTTCACGTTCCAGACGCAGCAATACAATTGGCCGGGGCAGGCGTGGATGGGCTCGGTCGAGTGCCCGCCGATGACGCGCGCCGCGGCCGAGGAGGTGATCGGATTCTTGCTGGCAGCGCAGCGCGGCACGTTTTACTTCCAAGACTACGCGAACACAGCGCCGCGGGGCAACGTGACCGGCACGCTGACCGTCAGCAGCGCGACCGCCAATACCTCGACGCTCGGCATCTCCGGCGCGACCGGCACCTTCGCGGTCGGAGACTGGCTTCAGATCTCGACCTCGCTTTACAAGGTCGTCCAGGTCAACTCCTCGAGCAGCGTCGACCTATTCCCGGTCCTGCGCTCAAGCTACACCGGCGGCACCTCGATCACCTACTCCAGCGCCAAGGGCGTCTTCCGGCTGGCCGAGTCTCGCACCGAGTGGTCGATTGAGTTAGCGAGCATCTACGGCATCACCTTCTCCATCGCGGAGGACGTCGCGCAATGAGCATCACAACCGCAGGCCGCACGCTCTCGGCCGATATGGTGACGGAGGTGACGACGGTGCAGCTGGCGCCAGTCATCCTCGTCTCGCTTAGTTTCCCTTCCGCTTACACCCGCCTCTGGACCGGCTACGGCACGCTGACTTACGCCGGCGTGCCTTATCTCGGCATCGGCACCTTCGGCAGCATCTCGCCGATTGAGGAGACGACCGACCTCGCGGCCCGCGGCATCTCGATGCGGCTCTCGGGCGTGCCTACCGCGAACATCGCGCTTGCGCTGACGGAGGATTACCAAGGCCGCGATTGCACGGTGCTCTTCGGCGCGCTCTCACCGACCGCCGGAACGCTGATCTCGTCGCCGGTGACCGTCTTCCAAGGGCGGATGGACGTGATGCAGATCTCGGACGACGGCCAGTCCGCGGACATCACGATGACGGCCGAGAACCGGCTCGTTGATTTCAAGCGCCCGCGCGAAGTGCGCTACACGCACGAGGAGCAGACCGCGCTTTTCCCCGGCGACCTCGGGCTAGAGTTCGTGACCGCGATCCAAGAGAAGGCCATTTACTGGGGCAACCCGAACCAGACGCAGCAAACGAACTGGAACGGAGGCGACAAGACGGGGCCAACCGAATACGAATGAAGGCTGCCGACATTCCCGCGGAGCTTGCG